CTACCCTTTGCCATTACCGTTTTCAACCGCAGCACGACTTATCATGTCATCAATCTGGGCGGCTGCATTAGCTTGCATCCCGGGCATCACGTGTGAGTAGAGGTCGAGCGTAATTCCGATTGTCGAGTGCCCAAGACGTTCACTAGCGATTTTTGGATGAACGCCGGCGGCCAACAACTGCGTTGCGTGAGTATGACGCAAATCGTGGAAGCGAATGCGCGGCAGATCCAGCCCCTCTAGGAGCCGCATCCATCCGTCTGTCAGCATGCGAGGCTTTAGTGGGCTACCCTCGTGGTCGGAAACGATGAATGTCTCATCAGTGCTTCGAATGCCGAGTGCCAACAACATCTCGGCCTGACGCGCCCTGTGCGTCTTTAGCGCCTTTACAACAGATGAGGAGAGATCAACTACTCTACTCCTCCCTGACTTAGGTTCTTTGTAGTTGACGCCCTCGGCCGTCTGTTCGGCACTTTCGACGATGGAAGCCCGCGCGTGCAGGACATCTATATGCTTCCATCGGAGCGCCGCGATCTCGCCGCGTCTTAGCCCACACATCACCGCCAGTAAAACCGGGATGTGCAATCGCTTGCCTTCAACCGCTTGAAGCAGCGCTGCCGTCTGCGCTGCGTTGTAGGCGAGCATAGGCTTGCGCTCCAGCTTTGGCGCCTTACTAAGTGCAGCCGGATTCTTCGGCATGAGTTCCCACGTCACAGCTTGGTTAAGAGCCATCACGAGCACGCGGCGCATATGGCGCACAGTCGTCGGCGAAAGTCCACCTTTACCATCGTGACGCCCGCTAGCGAGCGCTTTGGATAGGGCGCCATCAATCCGCTCGGTCTTCACCTTCGACAGAGTCACATCGCCCAGGAGTGGCGTAAGGCCTTTCTCGCATAGCTCGGTGTACCGCTCATGTGTCTTGCGCGATACCGACGGCTTAACGTGCTCCAGCCAGCGCCTTAGGAAGGCAGTCAGAGTCGTGCGGTCAGGCTCTATGTAGATGCCGCCTTTGAGCTCCGAGATCAGCCTGGCACATTCGACCTGCGCGCCGCGCTTCGTTCCGGCGAAGCTATGCCATTTACGGCGGCGCTTACCTGTCTCGGGATCGGGGACGTCGATGACGATGGCCCATCGGCCGGGCGAGCGTTCGCGGATATGTCCCTTCATTACTTGCCCTCCCCCGCCATCCCGAACAATCCTCGAAGCCACTCAGACATGCGTGAGAATGTGGCGAAAACACCGAATTCGATTTTGTGGCTCTGGCTAAGACTTTCCTGGATATACCTACGGTTCTCATTCTCTACGGTCATCGTTCGACTAGAAGCTTCGGCGAGAACCTCGAGAAGAATACCAAACAACTTAAGCATTTGTTGTTTCGTTAGCTTCTCCATATCGATGTCGCCGTTCTGATACGGAATTATCTCATAAGTTTTCTTAGTCACTTCGTCTTCGAGCCGGGCGATCTCTTCCGCTAGTTTGTTGATGCGATCAGCGTAACTTTCCGCTCCCTCGTGCAACTTCAGGCCGGAGGCGGTTAACCGCCGGATCGCGTCGGACCGCGTCGCTATGCGGTTCTGAAAACGCCAGTCATCAACGGCGGTAAGCTCGTCCTCTGACATCATGATTGGAACGCGGTTTTCGCGTGGTTTTACCATCGGAGGTCCCCTACTTCGACAAAAAGATACAAAATCGGCACAACAAGCACAAGCAGGTATTGTAAATTCCTTAACGGTTCGTTACGCTCCAAAAATCAGCACAAGTAGCGCTGCTGACGTCGATAGCGCAAAGGAGTTTCAGAATGACATTGGAAGAAGCCCTCAGCAGGGCAACCATATCGGTTCCTGACGCGGGAAAAATATTCTTCGGCCTCGCCCGAAACGCAGCCTACGACGCTGCTCAAAGAGGAGATTTTCAGACGATCAAGGTGGGCGGGCGCATTGTCGTGCCTGTCGTCCCGCTCGCCGAAAAACTCGGTCTCAAGACGACAATCGGACGCGCAGCGTGATCAGTGCCGGATCTGCAGCGGCCAAAGCAAAAGGCTCGGCGGAAGCGGCAACTTCCCCGAGCCGTGGTTCCACCAATCCCCAGAAGGATCAGGAAATGAACACGGATACAATTATCACAGTAGCCAAGCGGCAACCAGAGCCAATCGTCGATCGCGTTCAACGGCTCGCCGAAGAGCTATCGCAGGCCTTGGCGGAATGGTCGGGCGGACAGTTTGCCGCCACCATTTACCCCGCCGATCATCCGGCCGGCTTCAACTATCCGAGCGTCGGCCAATCTCCTGAAAGCCGTCTGAAGCACGCTGCAGAAGTTTACAAGCTGTGCGCGAGTGCCATCGACCCCACTGTTACCGAATGGTGGAGTATCGAACCTGCGGACGACCAGATGGCTGTTCGTTTCGGCCTGTATGGCGTGCGTCCTCAGGAGAACGGCAAATGACGACCCCAACTCAAACCGCTCACAAGATACGAGACGTCGCCGATCTCCTCGCAACCACACGCTATCTGAATGAGGCAGTGTTTATGGCGGCCTCAGACGGCAGCCTGACAACGGATGCCACCAACGCTCTCCAGGCACTGTCCGGTGAGATCGACAACAAGCTTCTGATCGTCCGTGATCGCCTCGAAGAGATCCTGGAGGGTTTGAAATGAGCCCGGAACTCTTGCAGGCGCGCCAGTCAATCGAAGCCAAGATCGAAGAACTGATCGCCATGCTCGATCTGCTTGATGGCGATCCAGATCTTGAAGACGGCGGCGACGATGAGCCGTCGATCGGGTCCGTCCCTTTCGTTGGTCCAACTGGGGTCGAATATGATCTTGAGTTCGACAGCTCCGACGATGAACTCACCGGGGACGAGAACGAACCAGAGCAGGGGTGGTCAAACCCTTTGGAGCTTCGGGTGCACGTCCCCGAGGAGCTCAAACAAATTGCGGCACAGGGGGACGTTCAATGATGCAGGCCTCCGCCTATGGCCGTCTCGGCCAGGACCCTCGCTCCGTCCCCACCCAATCTGGAAAATCGATGGCGGTCGCTAGGATAGCCGTGAGTGTCGACGAGCAGGATGCGCCGCCTCTTTGGATTGGTATCGTTGCCTTCGGTCGTGTTGCGGATGATCTCTTGCGCCACCAGAAGGGCGACCTTCTCAGTGCTTGCGGGCGGGTTCAGCGCAACAGCTGGACTTCTGGATCCGGAGAAAAACGTGAGCAACTCCAGATCGTCGCCGACGCCATAATCTCCGGCCGATCGGTGCGCCCGTCGGGTGGCCGTAAGAAGTCAGACGAACCCCAACAATCACACAAGTCGGACCAAAGTGCAGGCCCGATCGATGATCTCCCATTCTAAGAGGCTGACATGAGGGCTACGCACAAGTCGAACCGTGACGGATCCGAGCTCATCTTGCTCGGTAAGGTCATCATGAAGGAGAAGCCCGCCCGCAAGCGGGCGCATCACGCCGATTGGCAGTTCTCGCTTGAGACGCTTCGCCTTCGTGAAATTGAAGCGGTCATCCGACATCGCCACGGAAATGGCATCCCCGATCCAGAGGGCTCGGATGATGTCGAAACATGCCACGTCTATCTCCGCGCCGTCGCCATGACACCTGGTGTACAGGACCTCATCTCATGGGCGGCCGTATGGGCGCCATGGGCCACGGAATCCGATCTTTCCGCGATGGCGGTTGGCGGCTCAAACCGCAAACGGATGCTTGGTGCGGATGCGATAGCAAAACTTCTCTTTGTCACCTTTCGCGAGAGATCGGCACTCGGCCTGAAAACCGTTGGTGCCTGCGACCTTCCTACCGGGGAACGACAGAAGATAGCGAAAGACGGAAAGCGCAGCCGTGATCGGGCTCGGCAGGAAAAGAAGCGTCGGGCCGACGGTCGCATTCCTCGCCAATCCTATGAGGCGGCATCTACCAGTCAACTCAAGCCCTGGGAGGCGGAGGGTGTGTCTCGTCGTACATGGTATCGCCGACGTGGCACAGGTCCGTCGCGAGTAGAAGTAATAGGGATTGGCGACACACCTGTGTCACTGCCGAAAGAACTGGCGCTATCGGCACCCACAATAGGCCAAAGCCGCAGCGCGGGTTTGGTCGTGGGTCTGGGGGATCATCCCCCAGCGGAGATCCAAGAGGCGGCGCCTCATGGGAGGGGTGATTTTCGGAAGGAGTGCGCGGCATGACGCTTACCGCGGAAATCATCCAGTTCCCTATCGATCGCCAACTCTACTTTGTTCGAGAGACCGCCCGTGTTCTTGAGCGCAAGCACGGTGTCGCCGCCGATCGCTTCTGGAAGCTGACTTGCCGGCGCCTCTACGCCCGGCTGCAGGTGCAAGGAATACCGAGTTCTCAGATCAATAGCGAGATCGCGGCATTTTCCGATGCTGTGCAGTTGGAGATGCAGCGCGCGGCCTGGGCGGCATGGGAAGCGACAAACCCAAGGGGTGCAGCATGATCTTCATCCGAATTTTGATCACACGCTGGAAACTTCACCGCCGGATTAGGGGGATGAGCCGATGACGAGTCTCAACGTCGCCCGCAACGACGACGGGCAGTATCAGATCATCGACCAAGGCGGGAAACTCGTCGATGGCCCGTTCGAGTCCAATGCCGCAGCATGGAAGGCGCTTGATCGCCTCGACAGCGAGACGCACGCGCCGGCCAGGCCGAAGAGCAACAAGAAGGTGCTTTGGGGCAAACCGCAGCGCCCGAAGTCGAAGAAGGAGAAGCGTAGGAACAGGGCGGCCGGCAAGCAGATGACGGCCAAGCAGGAGCACCGCATGAAGGTGGACGCGGCAAGGGCGCCCAACTGGGTACGCACTGCCGCGGCGGCGAAGTTCGACCCGGCCGGCGAGCGCGCCTATCGGGACCACAAGCTCGGAACCTTCGGGTCGGCGTCCGAGGTCAAGCGCATCGATCCTGCTGTGTATCTGGCCGAGAAGGCCGCCAGAGGAGAGCTTTAGCCCATGGCAGACGATGAACTCTCCGAAGAACAGATCCGCCAGATGGAGCGCAAGCTGCTCGGCTATGACAAGCCAAAGCCTATTGCAGTTGAGCTGAGGAAGCCACGGCGTCGGCGGCCGCCGCGCTCTGCTGCCTCCCCGAAACCGCCCACCCCAAGCCCGAAGGAGTTTGTGGAGATCATCAGAGCAGGGATCTCGTATCACTTCATGCATGTGCGTGGGCCGGAGGAGCGCAAGCACCTGAAATCGATCGAGGAATATGACAAGGCCAGTGCAGCAGCGCAGGAGTATGTCGATCAGGGGCTGAGGGTAATCTGGAAGTGAATGTGATCGTCAGATCCCCCAATGGGGCGAACTTCCACCGCTGGCTGGAAGGGTTCGGAGTCCGCGTCCGTCATTTCAGTGAGGGCCGCAGCTTCCAGACCCGGCCGGCCAATGTCGTCTATGGCGGCCGAACGCTGAAACGCCTTTGGGCCCGTGATGAACACCGGGCCGAAACCATGGTCCGCTGCATAAAGGCCGCCGACCCGAAATGCTTCGACGACTACACCTTGCTGGCCGTCTGGCACTACATCGGCGCCCATGCCGCACAGGAGCCCGCCAGCGAGGTTGTTCGGGCGTTCTCAGGTCTCAACCTAGCTCGCATCGTCAAACGCGGTCACCGCCTCGCCAAAGGTCAATACGGCCGCATGGGGAAAGTGGCCGAGAAGATCAGCAGCTTGCTGGCAGACGCATTGATCCCAGAGGAAGACGCCGCATGAAGATTTCGATCCGAAACGAATACATCGACATCGCCGGCCGCAAGGTGCTGATTGTCGCCGAGGGGAAAACGAGCACCGGCCTGAAGGTCTTTACCGGATTTCAGATCGACCGGAGGAAGAGCCGGTTGGGTGGCGAGCGTTATTACAAGTCCGATGGCCGGGACTTCCGAGGCGATCCAGACGCCCGCCTTCTTAGGGAAGCGGATCCAGGAATGTCTCTAACCGACGCGCAATCTGCAATTCTGGAGCGTCTTATAGAGGCGATCGACACGGATCTCGCCATGCCGGGGCGAGTGGGGCCGACGATGTACGGCAACTCCATGCCCGACTTCCTGATATCCGAAGCCGAGTTGCTCACCCTCGAATTCGTCGACAGCCACGAAACAGGCGGGATGCACACCCGCCATCGCAACAGCGCGATCGACGCCGACGTTGAGCGGCGGGCGAAGCGATCTAGAGACCGGATAGGCCGGATGGAGGAGGCATTGGCTTGGGTGCCTGCTTCGGTCTGGAACCATGAAATGCGGGTTGTTCTCTTCGCCTACGCAGAGGTGAAAGCACGCGGGTGGGATTGGAGCCGCTACGTCGAGACCCGAAACCGTCGCCAGCCGCAGAAAAAAGCGTGGGTTAAACGAACGCTCTACCGCTGGATAGAGAAATCCCTTCAACAGATTGAATGCGAAGTCTTCAAGAGATCAATTTTGTTGAAGGATACGGCCGGTTTACAGGTGGCACACGATGAGGCAAAAAGCACCGGCAAATCGATAACATCCGGTTTGCACGCGTGGACGGCCTGATGGAAAGCCCGACTAGTATCGGAAGATTATCTAGGCCGTCCGTGTATGGGCACTTGTCAGCTGTCCGTGACTTGATTGCCTGTTAGCCCGGGCGCGAAGGACCCATCTATTGGTGTTGCGCTGCCTTCTGTGGCGGTACTGCCAATCCGGGTCCGTTTGGGCTTGCAGACCAGGGCATCGCTCCAGGCAATATCGGCTTGTGACTGGGGCAAAGCTCCAGGGTGATAGTAATTGGCGGCGGAAAGAAGCGTCTCCGCGACCGAGGCGATGTCCTTCGCCTTCAAGAATTTGGAGGTTTCAGCTTCCGAGAAATTACATCTGTTGAAGGTGTTGCTCGCAATAAAAGACCGGTCGATCCATTTGATTTCACATCCGTTGAAGGTGCATCCTTCAAAGTAGCGCGCCTCTTTTCCGACTTTCGCGCCGACGACGGTTGTCCCTTCGAACTCTACCTCAGGCATTTCGCGGAAGCGGCTATAAACGATTGCGCTCATCGTGCCTCCGATGAACTTCAACTCGGCAACGCCTTCAATGCGTGGAAAAGCGCGAGTATTGAGCAGCGTCATGTCGATCACTACGCTCCTAGTAGATTTCGATCCTGCTATGTGTGCCGCCCTCACAGCCTTCCGGCTTGTCATATAGAGCACCCGCTTCTTGGCGTTCGCATAGTTTTCGGAGATCACGTCCACTAGGATATCCATCGCCGGCACAGCAAAATTGGAGTCTTTTGAGCACGCGACGGCCTGGAGCGCGGCAATGCCAGCGTATTTATGTGAGTCGATCTTTTCTCCGAGGAGTTTGGTGCCTTCGACCAACAGCCCCGCGAGGTTTTCTTCGACCTTCGCGTCATTCTGGCGCTTCTGCTGCTTAGTTTGCTCTGCGCCAAGCTTCCCACGCCAAATTGCGCCGCAAAATGTTACCGTTGCCATCGCGCCGACAAAGAACGGTGCGAATGCCTGTGACGCTTTATGTGCAGCGTTAACACTCGTCTGCGCGAGAACAGCGGCACCCGAGAATAAAATAAAGAGCAGCGTTAGTCCCGCAGCAATCAAGGTGATGTGAAACCAAACATGCGCCGACGAGATGTAGTCCTCATCCGTTGGTTTTCCGAAGACTTTTTCCCACATATGTCGCCCCGAAGTAATTTATCTCCAGGTAGCGGCTGCCTAGTTAAAAAACTCCTAGTAGTGGCGCAAACCCACAAAAACGGCGAAACCGGCTTGCGTGAAGGGAGGACTCCCGCCCCGGTTCGTCACCCGGTAGCGGAGGTTCTCGCCTATTGAATGGTGGCGTTTGCGGGAGCCTCATTTGCAGCGCGTTGCTTCTCGATGAAATCAAGAAGCCCCTTTGCGAAAGTTTCCGCAGCCGAGACCGGCATCGTCAGCCTGCCAATCACCACACGGTGAACGGGCCCCGGCGATGACGAGTGATCGACCCGCAAGGACTCGAACGTGATCTTGATGTTACCGTTTATATGGAAGAAACCCGTCGCCGCATCAGCGAAGACTTCGGGAGCATGGGGATTGTCGATAAAGTCTGGTCCATTGGACATTTGAAGTGCTTCTCCGTTGCTACGTGCATGAGCAATTGATCATGCAACCGACTGAGTCGGCTAGAGGGAGTTACTACTGGGTTGCAGGATAAAGCGGTTTAACACGCTATTTCACGAGATACCTCGGTCACCCGGTGCGCTTCGGGGATTGGTGCTTCATCCCTTCGGCCCGGTCGTCCCGATGTCTTAACCTGTGCCCTCAGGAGAGGGTAGAGGTTGGAACATTACTCTTCGCCGGCTGCGATCCGCTCGTCGATGTTGGCTATAAAGCTCTCGTACTGGGCCTTCATGTGTTTGCATTGCGCCAAAAGCCTTGGCGTTTCGTCAACCCAGTCACCCCCGAGACGCTTGCCTTTCATCTGGAAAACGCCGCTTTCGTAGTCAGAGATGTCAGCATCAAAGGTCGCAAGCCGTTCTACATATTCCGCACGGAGTTCGGCCAAGCTCTTTCGCATTCGTTCCTCCAGGGTAGCACGCTTCAGGGTTGGCCTTGCTGCTTCGCTTCGTGGTCGGCCTTCATTTGGGCGGCCTTTTTCCGCAGTGCGACAAGTGCCGGACTATCACTGTTGTCTAGCATTATTGGCATCGCGACAATGTCGATCAGTCTATACACCAAGTGGATTTCCGCCTTGGCGTCCCCTGGACGATAGCTGTGTGAGTAGGGGATGCCGCTATCGGTAATCATTGACAGATTGCCGGCTCGGGTTTGGGAAACGCACCGGACTTTGAATGTTTTCGGGTCGATGCCGTAATAAGACGTCGTGATTTCATTGTTGTAGTCTTTCGTCCCCTTCTTTGGCGGCATCATCTTCTCCGTCGCGCGTGTCCGTCTTAGTTTCAACTTCTCCTAGAGTACAGGGAAAGGCAAGCTCGACAATGAGGCCGCAACCGCCATCGTCGATGGCAAAGCCTGACTACCGCAGTCCAGAGGCGCAGACCTACCGACGCATGTACAAATCAGCACGGTGGCAGAAGCTCAGGACCCGGCAGCTGCAGACCGAACCTCTCTGCAGGATGTGCGAGGCACAGGGACAGGTCACTGTAGCTATGATCTGCGACCACGTTACCCCACACAAGGGCGACGAGACGCTGTTCTGGTCGGGCCCCTTCCAATCCCTGTGCAAGCTCCACCATGACAGCTCTAAGCAGTCTGAGGAGAAGACGGGTCGAAAGGCTGTGACGATCGGTGTCGATGGCTGGCCCGTCTGAGTCGGCTCAAGGCCCCTCAAACATGGCAGGGGGGGTGTTTTCGAACTGGAACAGGCTCCCCTCCTGGACCGGCGCCTAACCAAAACTTTCGAATTTGCAGATTGATGTTCTGGAAAGGCCAATTCGGCCAGAGGAAAAACAGCATGGCGACACGAGGCGCAAAGCCGAAACCGGCGCTGCTACACCTGGTCGACGGCACACGGAACGCTACGAGGCACGGTAGCGAGAAAGACCTTCGCAAGACGGTAGACGCGGCCATCGAGAGCTTCGGAAAGCTCGCCAGACCGAAGGGTCTCAAGGGCGAGGCGTTGAATGCCTGGAAGAAATACATCGAGCCGGCGTCATGGCTGGATGCGAGCCGGGAGCCGGCGGCGATAGCCTTCTGTGAGCTCTGGTCAGAATTCAGGTTCAACCCGACCGGGTTCCCTGCTTCGAAGCACGGTCAGATGCGCGCCTACATGAGCGAACTCGGCCTGACGGACGAACGGAACCGCTCCGAGAAGGAAGACGGCGGCAAGGATGAGTTCTTTGAAGACTGACCGCGCCACGGCTTACGCGGAAGCGGTTGTCGCCGGGAAGATCGTTGCCGGGCCCCACGTGCGAAACGCGTGCCACCGTCACATCGACGATCTGAGGCGAGACGATCTGCATTTTGACGAGACCGCAGCTGCGAAGGGCATCCGGTTCTTCGAGGAGAAGCTGAAGCTCTCGGAAGGACAGTTCGAGGGTCGGCCGTTCCGCTCGCACCCGGCGCAGGACTTCATCATCGGGTCGCTCTTCGGATGGAAGAGGCTCGACGGGTGGAGGCGTTTCAGGCGTGCCTACATCGAGCAAGGCAAGGGCAACGGTAAATCGCCGCTGGCCGGAGGTATCGGCCTCTACGGCATGATGGCGGACGGTGAAGCCGGTGCCGAAATCTACTCGGCGGGCGCCACCAAAGAGCAGGCCGGAATTCTGTTCCGCGATGCCGTCAAGATGGTCGACAAGTCGCCGGATCTCGACAAGCGCCTCAAGCGCAGCGGCTCGCCCGGGAAGGAATACAACCTCGCCTATCTGGCTAAGGGATCGTTCTTCCGCCCGGTTTCTAGGGAAACGAAGAAAACCGGATCCGGTCCTCGGCCGCACATGGCGCTGGTCGACGAACTCCACGAGCATGCCGACGGCGGCATCATCGAAATGCTCGAGCGTGGTTTTAAGTTTCGTCGGCAGCCTCTTCTGCTGATGATCACGAACAGCGGTTCGGATCGAAACTCGGCTTGCTGGGCAGAACACGAACACGCTGTGCGCGTTGCCGCCGGCAACCGGGATGCAAAGGACGGTGACGCGCACTACCTCGGCGAGGCGCTCGACGACACAGCCTTCTCGTATGTTTGTGCGCTGGACGTCGACGATGACCCGCTGAACGACCCTTCGTGCTGGCCGAAGGCAAATCCGTTGCTCAACACGACGATCACGGAGGAGTATCTGGCCGGCGTCGTGAAGCAGGCGAAGGACATCCCTTCGAAACTGAACAACATCCTCCGGCTTCACTTTTGCGTTTGGACGGACGCGGAGACGGCCTGGATGACGCGCGCCGCCCTTGAGCCGTGCATCGCTGATTTCGAGATCGCGGAGCACTTCAACAAGCCGGTTTGGCTCGGCTTGGACCTTTCGCAGAACAAGGACATCACAGCGCTCGCCGCGTGTGTCCGGACTGGCGAAGTCGAGGTCGAAGCGGTCCGTGACGGGAAAGTTCAGAAGGTCACGAAACCGACCTTTGACGCCTGGGTGGAAGCTTGGACGCCGCGCGACACCATGGCCGCGCGCGAGATCACCGATCGACAGCCCTATTCGGTGTGGGTGAAGGGCAAGCACCTCCATGCGCCGAAGGGATCGAGCATCCGCTTCGATCACGTCGCGCAGGCGGTGGCCGAATACGCGCACGACTTCGATGTGAAGTGCGTGGCCTACGACCGATACGCCTTCAAGCGTGGTTTCGAGCCGGAGTGCGACAAGCTCGGCATCTCCGTCGAGTTCGTTGAACACCCGCAGGGGGGCACGAAGAAGGGCAAGCCTACCGAGGCGATGACCGAGGCGGCAAAGGCCGGCAAGCGGGATCCAGAGGGCTTGTGGATGCCAGGATCGGTGCGAGACCTGGAAGACGCAATTGCGGAGGGCCGCATTCGGCTCCGGCGCAATCCGGTGCTGATTTCAGCGATGATGTCTGCCGTTACGGACGAAGACCGTTGGGGCAACTATTGGCTGGATAAGGCCAAGGCAACGAACAAGATCGACGCCGCTGTCGCTCTGGCAATGGCCGTCGGTGCCGCCCACTCCTACGAGGGCGGCCAGGTCGAAAAACGATACCAGATGCTGGTCTTCGGGTAGCGAGGAATCCAAACATGAACAGGATGTATTCGGTCCTGACCGTGAAAGCGGTCGAGGAAGAGGAGCGCGTTATCCGCGGCGTCGCCACGACGCCGAATCCGGACCGTGTCGGCGATATCGTGGAGCCCTTGGGCGTCCGTTTCAAGAACCCGATGCCGCTCCTTCACCAGCACGATCACGACAAGCCGGTCGGAACGGTCACCTTTGACAAGCCGACCAAGAACGGCATCACGTTCGAGGCAAAGCTGCCGAAGATCGACGACGCCGGGCCGTTGCGCGACCGCATCGAAACCGCCTGGGGCGAACTCAAGGCCGGACTCGTGCGCGCGGTCTCGATCGGCTTTCGCTCGCTCGAGCATTCCTGGATGGATGACGGCGGTATCCGTTTCATTTCCACTGAGGTCCTGGAGCTCTCTCTCGTCTCCGTGCCGGCCAATGCCGACGCGGTGATCTCTACCATCAAGTCGATCGACCGCCCTCTGCTCGCCGCGTCTGGCAAAGAGCCGAAGGCGGACGATCGGCCTGTCGCTCCCGGCGCTGCGGGAAAATCGAAGCACTCAGTCAATCTCAAGATCAAGGAAAACCCAGCTATGAAGACCATTGCTGAACAGATCGCGGCGCTGGAAGCCTCCCGTCAGGCGAAGGCCGCACGCATGGCCGAAGTCATGCAGAAATCCATGGAAGAAGGTCGTTCGACCGACCAGGCCGAACAGGAAGAGTTCGATACCCTCGAAGGCGAAGTTGATGCGATCGACGGCGACCTCAAGCGTCTTCGTGCTCTGGAAAAGACGCAGGCGCTCTCGGCGAAGCCAGTAATCCCGGGCGCGATCAAAACGGCCGCTGCCGGCACCGCTGCTCGTACGGGCGCCCCGGTTGTCATCAAGGGCGACAAAGACGAGGCCTTCGAGGGTCAGAACTACACCCGCATGGTGATCGCCAAGACCCTGGCACGCATCGACGACATGTCGGCCGTCGGCGTGGCTCACAAGCGCTGGGGCCGCAGCAATCCGCAGCTTGTCGAGAGCATCAAGGCTGCTGTCGCTGGTGGCGGCACGGATTCCGGAGAGTGGGGCGCAGAGCTGGTGCACATCGACCGCTACACCGGCGATTTCATCGACTACCTGTACAGCCGTACCGTGTTCGACAAGCTGCCGCTGCGCGAGGTGCCGGCAAACGTCAACATCGCCGGCCAGGACGGCGCGGCGACCGGCTACTGGGTCGGCCAGTCCAAATCGATCCCGGTCAGCAAGGCTGATTTCTTCGACGTGAACCTCACGCCCCTGAAGGTTGCGGCTCTTGCCGTGGTCTCGAAGGAACTGCTCCGAGACTCCTCGCCGGCGGCTGAGAAGCTGGTGCGCGACGCTTTGGTCAACGCCTCCGGGCAGCGCGTCGATCAGACGTTCCTCGGAACGGCAGCCGCATCTGCTGGCGTATCCCCTGCGGGTATCCTCAACGGTCTCACGGCCGGCACCAGCGCGGGCCCGGACATCGAAGGCGTCATTGCAGACGTGAAGGCGCTCTATGCGGGCTTCATCGCGGCGAATAATGCCGACGGCCTGCAGTTCGTCACCACGCAATCGCTGTCGAAGGCGCTGGGGCTCATTCAGAACGTCATGGGCAACTTCGCATTCCCGGGGCTGTCGGCGAACGGCGGCACGCTCCTCGGCGATACCCTGGTTGCCGGTGGCAACGTCGGCGCCGGCGACTTCATCCTGCTGAAGCCGTCCGACATCTACAAGATCGGCGACCGTGGCGTGGAAGTCTCCCTCTCCACCGAGGCGGCAATCCAGATGGATGATGCCCCGAACGGGGCCTCCGACACCCCGACGGCAAATGCCAGCGTCGTGTCGATGTTCCAGACGGATTCAGTCGCCATCAAGGTCGTACGTCCGTTGAACTTCGCGAAGCGTCGTGCATCTGCCGTGGCCTATATCGGCAATGCCGATTACGGCACTCCGGTGGTCACTCCGTAATTGAGACGGTTGGCGGGGTTTCAGACCCCGCCTCCTTGCCGCTGCTGGAGATGAAGATGAAACTGATTGCCAACCGCCATCTGACCTATGGAACCCGCCGTCTTCTTCCGGGAGACGCATTCGAAGCGTCAGACCGTGAAGCCCGCGTACTGATCGCCGTCAAAAAGGCTGCGCCGGCGGGCGCCGGTGCTCACAAGCGCTCGGTCCTCGTCCGCGCCCCAGTCGACGATCTGGCGGCTCTGCGCAAAAAATATCAGGAAGTCTCTGGCAAGCGGCCATTCCACGGCTGGGACGCAGATGCACTTCGATCAAAGATCGCAGAGGCAAAGGATGCGAACTGATGCGCCTGTTCGGGTTCAACATCTCCCGCGCAAAAGCGGTCGAGAAGGCACTTTCGCCTCCCGCACAGGGCGGTCGGGGATGGTGGTCAATCCTGGAAAGCTTTCCGGGCGCATGGCAACACGACGTCGAAGTCAAGTTCGATTCGGTCTTGTCCAATCACGCTGACTTCGCCTGCCGGACGCTGATCGCTTCGGACATCGCTAAGCTTCGTATCAAACTGGTGGCGAAGGACAGCGACGGGATTTGGTCCGAGACGTCGAACCCTGCCTATTCGCCGGTGCTGCGCAAGCCGAACGACTGGCAGACCCGCATTCAGTTCATGGAAAGCTGGGTGCTGTCGAAGCTGCAGCGCGGCAACGCCTATGTGCTGAAACAGCGCGACGGCCGCGGCGTCGTGGTCAAGCTCTATGTCCTGAACCCCGATCTCGTCACACCACTCGTCTCCGACAGTGGTGCGGTATTCTACCAGCTGAACACTGATGCCCTGAGCGGCGTCGAGCAGGCTGTGATCGTCCCCGCGCGCGAGATCATCCACGACCGATTCAACTGCTTCTTCCATCCCTTGGTCGGCCTGTCTCCGATCTTTGCCGGCGGCCTTGCTGCCATGCAGGGTCTGGCGATCCAGAACGACAGCACGATGTTCTTCCGGAACGGTGCGCAGCCCGGCGGTGTGCTCACCGCGCCGGGGGCGATCGAGGATGACACCGCCAAGCGGCTCAAAGAATACTGGGACACCAATTTCGCTGGAAAGAACTCTGGCAAAGTTGCCGTTCTCGGCGATGGGCTGAAGTACGAGGCGATGAAGGCTAAGGCCATCGACAGCCAGCTTATCGAGCAGCTGAAATGGTCTGGCGAGGTGATCTGCTCGACCTATCACGTCCCGCCCTACAAGATTGGCGTCGGGCAGACGCCGACGAACAACAACGTCCAGAGCCTGAACGTCGAATATTATTCGCAGTGCCTGCAGCGGCTGATCGAAGACATCGAGCTTTGCCTGGATGAAGGCCTCGGCACCGGTGAATCGCTCGGTACCGAATTCGATCTCGACGGGCTCCTCCGGATGGACAGCGTTTCCCTGATGGAAACCCTTGATAAGGCCTCCGGCATCATGACGATCGATGAGAAGCGGCGGAAACTGGACCTTAAGCCAGTCACTGGCGGCGCCAGTGTCTACCTTCAGCAGCAGAACTTCAGTCTTCAGGCGCTGGCCAAGCGCGATGCGCAAGACGATCCATTCAATACATCCTCTTCGTCTGATCGTGCTCCCGTAGCCGCGCCTGCGGACCAGAAAACCAACTCCGATGATGCGGCAGCGCTTGCACAATCGGAACAGCGCGCCTTCGTCGCCGAGGCAATGCTGGCATTTCAGAAGGGTCTCGCGGCATGATTGACGCCAAGGCATTTGGACTAGAACTTGCCGGCATCGTGAAGGCGCAGTTGGACCCGATAGCGGAGCGGCTCGAAGCGTTGGAACGTCGCCTCGACGCGTTGCCGATGCCGCACGACCTCGGCGAAGAACTCGCTGACCTTAAATCCGCGGTAGAGTCGATCGTGATTCCACCTGACTTGCCGGATTTTGACACTCTCGTGTCCGAGGCGGTGGAGCGGCAAGTATCTGCGCTGCCGACAGCGAAGAATGGCGAGCCTGGCAATGATGGTATCGGGCTCGCCGGCGCAGTGATCGATCGCGACGGGAACCTCATTTTGACGGCGACGAATGGGATCCCCTACAACCTTGGCAAGGTCGTCGGCAAAGACGGTGAGCCAGGCAAGGATGGCTTCTCGCTCTCGGATTTCGACGCCACGCTAATGGATGATGGCCGCACGGTGCTTCTGTCTTTCGAGCGCGCTGACCAGTCGTTCAAGGTTGAGCTCGGCATCCCGGCCATGATCTATCGTGGTGTCTACCGGGAGGGCACCTACAACAAGGGCGATACGGTCACCTGGGGCGGAAGCCTCTGGCACTGCGACGCCCACGAAACGACCGAGAAGCCCGACAGTAGCACCAAGCACTGGACGCTTGCTGCGAAGAAGGGCCGCGACGGTAAGGATGGCACCGCTAAAGAGGTGAAGCCGTCCGCGCCTGTTCGCGTCGGTCTGCCGGCGGAGGCACGCTGATGGCGCTTGTTTCCCTCGACGATCTCGATTTCCAGCTGCGCCTTGGGCTCGGTCGAGACGAAACCGGGGCGATCAACGATCCTCTGGCGCCGCAGTTTCAGAAACTCGCCGATCGCGCTTCTCTCATCGTTCTGCGGCATGTGAAGCGGGAGGCTGATCCTTGGACTGAAGAGAACGCTCCGGACGACGTTCGTGCAGCAACCCTGATCGTCGCAAGGAACCTTTGGGACGAGGAGGAGGAGCCTCTATCAGCCGCGGTGACAAACCTGCTTTGTGGGCGCCGGGACCCGACGCTCGCATGACAAAGGCCGGAAACCTCGATCGCCGCATTGTCATCGAAAGGGCAACCAGGACAGTCGACGAGTTCAACAGTCAGGTCGAAACGTGGACGCCGTTCATCACCGTCTGGGCCCAGCGGAAAGATAGCTCCGATCGGGCACGACGAGAAATACTCGCCGCCGACCAGGTTGGATCGTTTCTGCTCAGCTTCTTCGTGATCAGGTTCACGGCCTGGTCGAAGACAATCACGCCGACCGACCGGATCAACTACGACGGTCACATCTGGAACATCAAGGGCACCAAAGAGACCGTCGATGGGCGTGATCGCTTCATCGAGATCTCTGCCGTTCGAGAGAACAACTGATGGCCAAGGGGATCACCGTCAAGGTTGAAGGTCTCAAGGACCTTGAGAATGCGCTGAAGCAGCTGCCGCGGGCGAACGCGAAAGCTGTGCTGCGACGGACGCTGAAGGAGGCCGGAGAGCCGATTGCGAGGGCTGCGCGAGCGAAAGCGCCGAAGTTCGAGATGCATCTCTCCGAGAGCATCGACGTAGGAACGAAACTGTCTCGCCGGCAGGCGGGGCTCCACAAGAAGCAATCGCCCGTAGAAATGTTCGTCGGTCCTGGTCCCGACCCTGCCGCACATCTCGACGAGTTCGGGAGCGTCCACGGTCCCGCACAACCTTTCATGCGTCCGGCGTGGGACGAGAACAAGGACAAGGCGCTGGACACGGTCGCTAACCTGACTTGGGTCGAGATTGAGAAGACCGCCGCGCGCCTGGCGAAGAAAGCCGCGAAAGGCAAATAGCCGATGGAAGAAGCATTGACGAGCCTGCTGCTTGGAGCGGCTGGGCTGACAGCGCACGTCGGCAGCAGAGTTAACTGGACGGCCAAGCCACAGACAGATGCCGGCCTCCCCTATGTCGTCCTGCAGCGGATCGACGGGGCGTTGGATTATCATATGCGCGGAGCGTCCGGATACGTGACCAGCCGCGTGCAGGCGGACATTTACGCCGAAACCTACACAGCCTCGAAGAAGGCAGCACGCGCATTGATCAGCGTCGCGTCCGGATATCGGGGCGGCATCTTCCAAGGGATTTTCATCGATTCCGAACGTGATCTCCCGGCGGCGGACGCGGGAGAGGTGACGCAGCTTTTCCGAACGTCCGTCGACCTGATCATCCACCACACAAACTAGGAGAGTAAGATGGCTGAAACCTTGGCCTCGATCGGCTATGGCTCATTCTTCCACGTCAGCCAGGACGATGGCGCGACGTGGATTGAGCTCGCCGAAGTGTTCGACATCACGCCGCCGAGCGACACCGTTGACGTCGTCGATGCGACGCACATGCAGTCGCCGAACCGCACCCGCGAATTTATCTCCGGTCTTTCGGACCCGGGCGAAGCATCGTTCGAAATGAACTTCGTGCCGGGCTCCGCCTCGGATGCGAAGATCCGCGAAATCCGGACTGCCGGTGCGCGGGTCAAATGCCGCATCACCTTCCCGAATTCGGTCGCGTGGATATTCTCCGGCCTGGTCACCGGTTATGAACCGGCGGTTCCGACCGACGACAAGATGACGGCGACCGTCACCTTCAAGGTCACCGGCTCCTATGTCTCGACGCCGGCCGCAGCCTCCGTCAATTCCGTGCTGCCGGCAATCAGCGGGATCGCTCAAGTCGGGCAGGTTCTTACGGCCTATCCGGGCATCTGGAGCGCTGCACCTTCTTTCTCCTACCAGTGGAAGAAGGGCGGCGTGAACATCGCCGGTGCCGTCAACCCGACCTATACCCCGGTTGTCGGCGACGTTGGCGCCGCGATCACCGTGGCCATCACTGCGACGAACACGGCAGGCTCCGCCACCGCCACCAGCGCGGCCACCCCGAACGTGATTGCGGCGTAAGGAGCGAACATGGCGAACCCTCTTCGCGGCTCGGTCCCCCTTCAGGTGGGGGACCGTTCCTATACCTTGTCATTCTCGATCAATGCGCTCTGCGAGCTTGAGACGGAACTCGATCAACCGGTCGCGGCGATCGTCAAGACCATCCAGAACCCCGAAGCCTTGCGTCTCAGCACCGTGCGCTCGCTGGTTTGGGCTGGGCTTCAGGACCATCATGCCGGCATCACCCTCGCCGAGGTCGGGCTGCTAATCTCGGAAGCAGGCTTGCAGCCGACCATAAACAAGGTCGCCGAAGCGTTCCGGTTGGCATTCCCTCAGGCCGAAACCGGAAAGGGAAAGCCCGGAAACCCTCGGAAAGCGAAGGTCTAGACCCGCTCAGGCTGTTACGGTCATGGGTCGCGGCCGGACAGGATCCTTCGCATTTCTGGCGGCTCACGCCTCGTGAAATCGGCGTCGTTCTCGACGGCGCCGTCGACCGAATGAAAGGCGAGCACAACGACAGGGCCTGGCTCGCCTGGCACATCGAGGCGCTCGCCCGACAGAAGAAACTCCCCCGCCTCAAAGAGTTGACGCACGGCGCGCCGAAAGGTCCGCGTCGGGGTCAGACGATGGAAGAGCAGATCGCCATCGCCGAGGCGTGGACGGCGGCACTGACAAGGAGATGACATGGCCTCTGCCGTAATTGGTTCGCTCCGGGTCGTTCTCGGCATCGATACCGCCATGTTCGACAAGGGGCTTGGCGACGCCATGAAAACCCTCAAGGGCGTCGGCAATTCCATGCAGTCGCTCGGCAAGACGATGTCGCTGTCGCTAACGGCGCCGATCCTCGGTTTCGGAGCGATGACCGTGAAAACCGCCGGCGACTTCGAGGCGGCGATGAACCGCGTCGATGCTGCAACGGGTGCGACGGCAGACGAGTTCAAGGCCATGCGCGACATGGCGGTGCAGCTCGGCGCGGATACCAGCTTCTCCGCGTCTGAGTCTGCCGATGCCATGGAAATGCTGGCCAAGAATGGCCTGAAGGCGAGCCAGATCCTTGATGGTGCGGTGCAGGCAAGCATGCAGCTTGCGGCGGCTTCCGGCGCTGATCTCTCCTCCGCGGCTGACGTCGCGACCGATGTGATGATGAACTTTGGCAAGGAAGCTAAGGACCTCGCGCCGCTGGTTGACGGGATCTCTGGCGTGTTGCTCGAGTCTAAGTTCGGCTTTGACGATTATCGTCTGGCGATGGGGCAGGCTGGCGGCGTCGCCGGGAATCTCGGCGTAACCTTCGAGGATTTCAATGCTGCCATCGTTGCGACCAGTTCCGCCTTTGCCAGCGGTTCGGACGCTGGCACGTCGTTCAAGACCTTCCTGACGACGCTGGTGCCGAAGTCTGACCAGGCCGCGGCGGCAATGGAGGAGCTTGGGCTCAAATTCTTCAATGTCGATGGCTCGATGAAAAGCATGACGGCTATCGCCGAAGAGCTGAAGACAAAGATGGGCGGTCTCTCCGATGAGGAGATGAACAGCAAGATGAGTACCATGTTTGGCACGGATGCGATGCGTACGGCCATCATGCTGATGAAAACTGGCGGCGCCGGTATCGATGAGCTGAAGGCGAAGATCGGCTCAGCCTCGGCCGAGGAACAGGCGGCAGCTCGTCTGAAAGGGTTCAACGGCGAGCTTGAGAAACTCGGCGGTGCCTTCGAGACCTTGCAAATCGCGATCGCCGACAGCGGCCTCCTTGCGATGGTCACCAGTTTCGTTTCGATGCTTGCCGGCTGGATCGATGCGCTTGCCAGCACGAGCCCGGCCCTCTTGCAGTGGGGCACGATCCTCGCCGGCCTGGCGGCCGTCCTTGGTCCGCTGCTGATCACCCTCGGGGCGATCGCATCCGCGATTGCCGCGGTCGGCCTTCCGATCGCGGCGGTGGTGGCAGGCCTTGGGTTGCTGACTACGGCAATCATCGCCTTCTGGCCGGAGATCAAAGTGGCATGGGAGTGGGTGAAGAAGCTGGTCGATATCTTCGTCGAGCTTCACACCGAGGCCCTGGTCGCAGTCATTGCAAAGTTCGAGGAGTTGCGAGCGAAGATCATTGCCTCGCTTGCAGGCCTCGGCGAGCAGATCCTCGCGACCTTCCGGGCCCTGCCCGGCCAGATGATCCAGATCGGCGGCGACATCATCGCCGGCCTCTGGCAGGGCATCCAGAACAAATGGGAGGAGCTTAAGGGCGGGGTCGCCGAGATCGCTTCGGGGATCAAGGACACGTTCACCGGCTTCTTCGACATCAACTCGCCGTCGCGCGTCATGGCTGAGATCGGCCAGTTCATCATGCAGGGCCTCGGCAACGGCATGGAGAGCATGCGCGGCCAGGTCGTCGACGTCGCCGGCGGCGTCGCCACCGATGTCAAAGGTTCTTTCGGCGAGATCGAGAACGCGGGCCAGTCACTGGGCCAAAGCTTCTCGAGCGCGTTCCAGGGGGTGATCGACGGATCGAAGAGCGTCAAGGATGCTCTCGCCGATCTCCTCGGTTCGCTTTCCGAGACTTGGATGAACCAGGCGTTTCAAGCGTTGCTTGGCGGCGGCGTCGCCGGAAAGTCGGGCGGGTTTCTTGGAACGCTCTTCGGAGGCCTCGGTTCGCTGATGGGGTTTGCCAACGGCGGTGAGTTTCAGGTGGGCGGCGCCGGCGGCATCGACAGCCAGCTTGTCGCCTTCCGAGCGAGCCCGAACGAGACGGTATCGATTACCAAGCCCGGGCAGGAACGAGGCGCCGGCGGCAGCATGCATGTCACCTTCTCGGCCGACGTCGACCAGAGCGGAAATCTGGTTCCGTTTGTTACGAGCGTGAGCGACCAGCGCATCGAGCGCGCGGCACCTTCCATCGTCGGCGCAGCCAATCGGCAGGTTGTGCCCGTCATGGCGAGCTATCAAAACAACAAAGCAGGCGGAGACTATCGTGGTTGATTTCATCTCCTGGCCTGCCGACCTCCTGCCAGCGAAAGAAATCGCCGCCAATCCGGTCCCGTTTTCGCGCTCCGGCGGTCGCACGATCAATGGGTTGGAGCGGACCATCCGCACCGATCGCGGCTTTTGGAACATCGCTTTCAATGGCGTGCTGCTGCACAACAGCGCACAGCGCCGGACATGGAATGCGATCAGGACGGGCCTAGCTGGACGATCCGGGCTGATCGTACTTCCGATCTGGAGCTGGGATACCGCGCCGTATGCGGCCGGCGACTTCTGGAGCAACAATGAAGTGCGCGTGCCGCATTCGGACGGTACGCCGCACTCAGACGGAACGCCTTATGTCCGCAGCAATATCGTGGTTCGGGCTGCAGAAAGCGTGCAGATCGGCGCTACGCGCATCCGCCTTGAGGCGCAGTCAGCCGGCGCAAATCTAACGGGCACCCGCTTCAGCTATCAGCACGCGCTTTATGAGACCGGTCCGGCGCTCTCGATCGACGGCGCCTTCTGGGAGTTGCCGATCTTTCCGGCGGTGCGTGCGCCGATCCCGGCTGGCTCTTACGTGGAATATAATCTGCCGACGTGCCTCGCGCGCCTGGCGGATGACAGGGGAATGGACGTTTCGATGAACCCCAGCGTCATCAGCGAGCACACCGTCAACTTCGTCGAGGCCGTTGACTACTGGTCTGATCTTGCGGCGGGTTTGCTCTGATGATCGACTTCGTTCGTATTCTTTGCGTGATGACTTTTCCGAGCGCCACGGCGAGGTTCCAGGATGGGTCGAGTGCCTATCACGATGAAGAGGGGAATCTTTGGAGGGCCGCGAATTTCGTCGAAGGTGGCCTCGACGCGATCGAGCAGGTGATCAACGGTGAAGCCTTCACCCTGAAACTCGGCATCGCCGGGCTCGACCGCCTGACGACCGACCTTGCCTATGAAGATTATCAAAAAGGCGAAATCATAGGTGCCAAGGTGCAGATCTTGACGCTCGATTGCGATCGTTGGGAGCAGCCTTTAGGGCTTCCGAAGGTTCGTTTTACCGGTCGTATCGACGACATCATCTTTGAGAAAGTGTCGAACAGCTCGCAAGTCACATCATCGATCAGGGTCGATGTCATCAACCGCTTCACCTTGCGGACCCTCACCAACGGGGGCGTGCTGTCCGATATCGATCAGAGGGCGCGCGCGGCGGTGCTCAACCCTTCCGCGCCCCCCGACCGCATATGTGAGCGTATTCCGATGCTGATCGACAAGACTGTTGTCTGGCCGCGGTGGAATTGACGTGGACGCCCTCGATGCATTCTTCGCGGACCATGCACGCAAGGTTTGGTCGCCGGGCGTTACTGATTGCTGCCTGGCCGTTGCAGACTGGGCCATTGCATGCGGTCATCCCGATCCGGCCGTGCATTTGCGCGAAACCTATGACTGTGAGGCCGGGTTTCGGGCGATCATTAGCTCGGCGGGTGGCGTGACGGCGCTAGTCGAGTCTTGCGCAGCTGCCATTGGCGGCCGTCGCGTCAACGAGCCAATGAGGGGGGCGATTGGCGTGATTGGTAGCTTGTCAAATGTTCATCGCCAGTTTGGCGCCATTCATGACGGCGCCGGCTGGCGCGTGAGATTTGTCGAAGGATTCTTTCCGATGTTGGCTCGGCCGCTTGCGATGTGGGAAATCTAGCGAAACCCCATAAATCCGCGGGCTAGTCGCAGCCCGTACACCACGCCGAGACGCATCGTGGTGTCTTGTTTATTGGTGGCTTGCAGCTGTGCGTCTGGGAAGATGATACCTGAGTAGATGCCCATCAGCCACCATCGTGCTTCGTGGTAGCAAAGAACCGGACATCCAGACATGCCGGGAGCGCCACCTCCATCCAGAAGCAGCCGATTCGTTCCCATCCACGCTGCGACAGATCTCTTCAGGAAGATCGGCGTCGGCTGCGTTATCCCGCTTGCACTGAAACCGTAAGGATATCCAACCAGTGCCACGTCAGCCGCTTCATTTGAGAGGTACTGCCAAATGTCGGAGAGGGAGAAACAGAAAATCTCCTGAAACTCTGATGGAAGGGAAACAGGAATTCTAACAACGTCGTTAAATTGCGGAAGCCGCAGCCCGAGGCATTCTATATCAGCGTGATCTCGCTTCGTTTGATCCTGTTTCCAAACTGGTGTCGTGCCATCGTCACGATAAAGATCGATCACCCACTCGCGAGAATTACCGATCGCTTGGATGGTGGGACTTCGTTGTTGGAAGTCTTGCGTGAAAAACCGCAGGTACTTGCGTCTTGTGGGAGGTGCAAGCAGCTCCGGGGTGAGGAAATTTATTCCAGTCACCACGTGCCAGCAGGTGTACAGGAAAACTTCACGGTCTTCCTGCACGAGCACCCCGCTTGCTCTCGACAGAGTAGTCCGATCTTCGTCGAGCAATTCGATCCGAACCGCCCTGAAAGATGTTTCTTTCGCGTTTCCCAAAACGTGGGTCATATTTGCTACTCTTGTTGGGTTTAGCTGCCGCCCACGCCGGCGGCGGTGCCGCCTACGGTTGCCGCAGGGCACTCGTAGTTGAATTCATATTGAGGTTCGGCGATCAGGTAGCCCTTGGTGATCCTGCAATGAGGCCGCCCAGTTTGAGTCAGGTATTGTTGCGCCGCAGCCTCGTGGCGTTGTTCGGGCGTCATTACGTTCGCCATGCCGAGCGTGGCACCTCGCGCAGCTCCCATGGCTGCTGACGCGGCGATGCTCGGCGTAGTCATGATTGTTTGCTCGTCACGTTTCTCAAACACACGATAGGTGTCGTCGGCCATTTTTACAGGCGTGACCGTCGATGGGTACGACGTCATGCGAGAGATCGCTTGCGGCGAGGCGCACCCGGCCAGCATCGCGGCCAATGTAAATACAACTACTTGCTGCTTTTTCATCCCTGTCTCCCTCTAGGCGAGCGGGAGGATAAGCACAGCTTCTAACGAGGTCCAGTGTAGAGATGCCCGCTGTTATCAACCTAGCCGCGTTGATTGTATCGTCGCTGGCAACGACTGTTGTTGGTGCTAACGCACTTTATCTCGGCACCTTGGGTCTGGCCTATGCCGGTCTGGCCTACGGCGCAGCGCTGCTTCAGGGCCTGCTCGTCGACAAGCCCGCCGTTCCGGAGCCCGACGACGGTGCCTATAACCTCAAGCAGTCCGTGCCGAGCCTGCCAATCGTTCTGGGCCGCCGGAAGAAGGGCTCTGACTATCTCGCGCTCGAAGAGCGGAATGGCACTGCCTATCACATCATGTGCGCGGCGGGGCACCGGATCCATGGGTTCGTCGAGCACTACCTGCACGACGAGAAGGCGACGCTAAACGGTGACGGCTACACCGTCACACCTGCACACATGGCTGGATATGTCCGCATTCTGACACGCAACGGCCTGCCGGCAGAAACAGCCTATGCGGACCTCGTCACGACGTTTCCGGAGATCTATACCAATGCTCACCGGGGCGATGGGCTGGCGACGGTGCGGGTCTCCTGCGCCACGGCCGACTCGGGCGACTATCTCGATGTCTATCCGAACCAGATGCCGCAACATTCGAGCGTGATCGACGGTGCGCTGGTCTTCGATCCGCGGAATCCGGACCATGATGCCGCCGACGATGAGACCTTCGAATTTGCGCAGAATCTTGCGCTGCTGCGGATGCATCAGCTGACCAATCCCTGGGGTGGAAAGCAGAACCTGGCGGACATGTATATGCCCGACTGGGCGCATGCTGCAGATATCTGCGACCAAGCGGTGACGAACCGTGATGGGGACAGCGAGCCGCGCTACCATGGCGGCATCTGGTTTCGCGCGAACAATGATCAGGTGCAGGTGGGCCGGCTACTCGACCAGGCGGCAGAGCTGGTCGTTTATGAGCGTCCAGACGGCCTGATCGGCGTGCATGCAGGCGAGTTCGTCGTGCCGACGATAAGGCTCACGGAAAATGACATCCATCGCCTGACCTTTAAGGCGAACCGCAGCGAGGCGGCGACGGTGCTCGCCGTGCGTGGCCGCTTCACCAGTCCGGAGAACCGCTTCAATACGGTGGATGCGGCGATCTGGGGCAATCCCTATATCGGCGAGGACACCGAGCGAACCCGGACGCTCGACAATCAGGTGATCGAGCGGCACAACCATTGCCAGCGGATTCAGAAGATCACCGAGATCCGCGCCAATGCGCCGCGCGTTTCCGTTCTTGCGACCTATGAAGCGGCGGGTGATATCGCCTATCACCGTTTCGTGCGGGTGCATGCGCCGCCGCATCTCAATGAGGCGATCGTGGAAATCACGACGTCACCGACATTCTCTTTCCGCAACCTGACGGTCGAGTTTTCCGGCATTGTCGTGCCGGCGAATCTCTATGAGTTCGATGCAGAGAAGGAAGAGGGGGAGCCGCCGACGATCCCGGAAGCGATCGTGCCCACCGGCGTCCCTCTCCCGACCGGCTTCGCTATCGAGATCAAGACGCAAGCGCTGGCCGGCGGCGAGACTGCTTCCTACGCCGTCGCCACTTGGACCTTCGTTTCAAACGCGCTGCTTTATGAGTTCGAGTGGCAACCGACCGAGGGACCGAACCAGACCGCACAGTCAACGATGTCTAAAAAAGGCGAAAGCATCGCGCGCTCCAACTATCTCGCCGATGGAATACAACACCGGTTCCGGGTTCGCACCTGGTCGAATGGTTCGAAGTCCGCCTGGACCACTTACATCTTCGCGACGCCGGTCTCGGATCCGGTTGCTCCGGTCGCGCTGAGTTCGTTCGCGATCACAGGCGGATCGCTGCAACTCGGCCGCGCGACCTTCACATTCGCCACCGCGAACGACACGCACCTGAAGCGCATCAATCTCTATCGAGTCCCCACGGGCGTGACGCTCAACAAGGCGGTGCACACGAAGATCACAATCGGAGCGGCGCCGGGAACGACCTTCGCTTACATCGACGGCGATGCGACCAGGGTGAACGGGGTGGCAAACTCCGACTTTGCCAGTTCGACCGGGCTGACGCTCGGGACCGGATGGACTGTTGGCAGCGGTAAGTTGAACGGCGCGGCCGGTGCTACATCGTTCGCGACCCAAGCCTTCACTGCGGCGAACGGTGACAAGGTGCGTACGAAATTCGATGTCTCGGCCTATGCCGCCGGCAACGTTCGACCGCGCATCATTGGGGCGACCCTGTTTACCGACGGGACGAACCGCGCAGCGAACGGCACATTCCTCGAAACGCTGACGGCGACGCAGGCAATCACCAGCATCGGCATGCGGAAGGACACGCCTTTCGCGGGCTCGATCGATGACCTGATCGCCTACATCGAGACCGCGAGCTGTGCGCCTCAAGGCGTGTGGGACTACTACGCATTCCCGGCCAACGGCTCGGGCAAGGAAGGGCCGCAGGCTGGCCCGCTCACCATCACCATCGTCTGAATTCTTTTACTTTGCAGAGGAGCCCATCATGGGTGTGATCGCATCGCTTGGGCGTTATGCGTGGCGTTTCTTCAAGTCCGAAGGACTGCCAGACACCGGCGAGAATGAGCCGGATAAGGTCGATATCTTCGCATTCGTCGACCAGGTCGACGAGGAAATCGAGCGGCTGAAGCAATCGGTCCCGGTTTCTGAGATCTTCTTTGCCACCAAGGCGGAGATGGATGTGGATCTCGGTTATGCGGCCGGGGTGAAGGGTATCGTCACCAACGATCCGACCCTTGCGAACAACGGCACGTATGAGAAGCTCGGCGACGTAGGCACCGGCTCCTGGGCGTTTCGCATTCCATCGATTGAGGTGCTGGTTAATGCCGCCGTTTCGCCGGCAACTGGCATCACAGAAGCATTCTCTGCCGATTTCACGATGGAGTTCCGCAACGCGGACGGTTCGATCTTCATGGGATTGACGCCAGAAGGTGACTGGATCTCCAACACGGAAGCTGACGCAAACCTTGATCCTGTGATCTGGAATGGTGAGGTCTATATCCGCTCCGGCTCCTCCGACGAGGATGAGACGATCGCCCCCCGTCGCGTGACCTATGGCTCGATCATCGGCGACAGCTACGAGATCGTGAAAACTAATGGAGGGGCCGTCGAATATGCGATGCTCGAAGCGAACGGCAACTTTGCCCCGCTCCGTGAAAAGGCGTCGCTTGCGCCGCTCAATCCGTTCCTCTCCTCGGTCAGCAAACTTGCGATCCTATTTGTCTGCGGGCAATCCACCGGCGCCGGCCTCTCCCCGGGCTCGCCTTCTGCGCTGACGACGACGGCGATCGGTCCGGGCAAGGTTGCCATGGGGAAGCGCGGCGTCCGTATTCTTGGCAACACACAGGCCGCCAACTGGCTGACGTACCCGGCGCGATCGGAAAGCTATGACGGCTTCGTCAGCGCCTACGAGATCCGCAACTCCGATGCTGGCGAGACCGGATGGGCGCAGGCTGCGAAGCAGTGGGCCGATAGTCTGCCGTCGGACACGGGCGTGATCGTCTTTACCGCCGCGATCGGCTCGGCGACGAGCGCCCAGATTGCCAAAGGCAGCAACCCCTATCTGAACGTTCTACGGACGATCGCGGCGATCAAGACCTTCGCCGATGCCTATGGCCTGACGATCACCGAATGCCGCGGCGTGCTCGAAGACGGTCAGTCCGAAGCGACAAGCAACACGAGCGCCGCGACCTGGTCGGCCTTCATTCAGCAGCTGCGCGCTGATCTGCAGGCGGACATCAATGCGATCACCGGGCTTTCGGCGGCGCTGAAGCTCTATGTGAACCAGACGCACTCGCACCCGGAAAACACCGGCGGCTTTGGCCGCACGCGTGTGAAGACGCCGCAGGGCGTGCTCGATGCGGCCGCTGCAAACGCCAACGTCATCCCTGCCGGAGCGCACCACTATTGGGATCTCGGTGACGGCGTGCACTACACGTCGGCTGCCTATCGCGACAAGGGTTTCACCCTCGGCAAGGTGCTGGCCGCCGGCGCCTACACGGCGATGCGGATGAGTTCTGCCAGCCGAACAGGAACGGCGGTGACACTGACCTTCACCGGCGTCTCGGGCTCGCTCACACAGGACACGACCCGCTTTGTGGATCCGGGGCAGTTCGGCATCAAATTCTACGACTCGAGCGATGTCGAGATCCTGATGTCGGGGGCACCGACGATCGTCGGCAACACGGTGCAGTTCACGCTCGCCTCGGCACCGCCTGACACGAACAACACGATCGAGCTTGGCCTTTACGGCGCGCTTTACACCGGCGCCGGCAAGACGACCGCAGGGCATTGCCTGCGCAGCTCGACGAACATGGGCAACGACCCCTCGGGCAACCCTACCTACAAATGGGCGCATTGCGGCGCCATCGCCTGCAACTGAGGTTTCGACATGGCATCCATCATCAAGCTCGCCGGCTCGCCTTCGAAGATATCGACGCCAATCCTCAACATCTCGCTGCTTAATGCGATCGCCGGCGTTCCCGGCAAGCGGCACTGCCTGCTTGCCGACGCGCTGCGCGTGAAGAACTCGGGCGTGGCGCCGGAGATCAACGCTTACGATCTGTGGAGCCAGCATCGTGTCGTCGGACCGCTGACGCGGTGCCCTGATGTGGTGACACCTGGTTCCGGATGGAACGGCCGCAAGGTGATCGAGGGCGCCGGCGTCACCAACAATCTTTTGACGATCCAGAACGTGCAATTCACCGGGGATATCAGCTTCGCCTTCGTCGCGAATATCAACAGCGCCAAGGGGGGGACGCTGCTTTCGAGCCCGGATGAAAACTTCAAGATCTTCCAGAACGCCTCGAACTACATCTTCATCCAGACGAACAAGAGCGGCGGCAACCGGTCGTTTGCGCTGACCGCTGGCGTGCGGGCGGTGATCGCCACCTTCAACGGCACCACCGGGCACACCAGCTTCTATGTCGACAACGATCCGGATGGCGGCACGTTCGACCCGGCGGATGGCGCCTTGCCGCTGCCGACCGTCACCAGTCCAGCCGACTGCTACATCATGAACGCTGGCGCCAAGGAACCCTTCAGCGACAAGCTCGGCTTCGCGCTGATCCTCGGCGTCGATCTGGCCAAGACGGAATACAACGATCACCGCAACGCCCTGATGGGGGCGATGATCTCCTACTATGGGCTCTGAGAGCCCGGGACGTCCGAGTCTCTTCCAAATGGTGAAACTAACGAGTGTCTGCTAGCTTTCAGAAGGGGCAGGAGGTAAGGCGCGATCGCATCGCGTCGTGTTTGAGGGAGCGGCTATGAGCAACCGTTTTCACATGCCGTTGAGGTTTTTGGACCTCATTCGGGATGAGCTAGAAAAAGCAGACGCAGAGCTTGATCAGATGGAATCCGAAAAGGACGCCGAGATCAGAAGAGCCCTGCGGTACATCGTGAAGCTGAACAGGAAGGAAGATCCAGACAAGGCAATCTGGAAGGCCCAGATGAAGGATAGGCTGTCGTTGTTCGTTTCGAGGGGCTGTGGCCGAATGCCGCGTTAGCTAGGAGCGGTGGCCCTTCCGTCTGCGCGCGATCAAAAGCAGTGCCGCAAAAACTACGATGGCGACGGGCCAAAAGTCCGTGGTCTGATCCCAGTTCCAGAGCCAGAATTTGTAGGCTTCGAGATGCGGTGGCGGCATGTGCACGCTTATTTCATAGTCGCGCTTCTCGCGGCCATGAAAGTGGCCGGCGCCGAAGGCAAGCCCGATGATGATCGCGTCGCGGCGCGAGTAGAAGAGCATGCCAGAAACGGCAACGACAACGGCTATGCACAGCGCCTCAACGATGTGGCCTAGCCAGTCAAAATTCTCATGGATGTAATGCCAAGGGATTTCCATGCGACGCTGCTCCTACAAGGCTTTCGTTACAACCTGAGTAGCAACTGACACCAAGACGGCCGCCAGTGCTACGGCCGTTCCTAGTCGCACGATCTTCATTCGGCGCCCGCGAGCGCCACTCCAGTCATAGCCCATCATGTTCCCCCAGCCGGCATCATGCCGTGTCTGGATGGTGGCCTGTTTTCCTAACGAAGAGGTAAATCATGACGTACCGCCTACCGCTGGCATGGCTCCAGCCGGTGAAGATGTCCCGTATCATCGCGCATTGGAGTGCCGGCGCCCATCGAGCATCCGATCTCGACAAGGAGCACTACCACTTCATCGTCGAGGGCTCCGGCAACGTGGTCCGCGGCGACCACACGATTGCCGAGAATGTGAACACGGCCGACGACGACTATGCCGCCCATACGCGGGGCTGCAACACCGGCTCGATCGGCGTCTCGCTCGCCTGCATGGCTGGCGCGAACGAGAGCCCGTTCCATGCCGGCAAATTCCCGATGACGGAAACTCAATGGCACCGGGCCATGGACGTGATCGCGCACCTGGCCGAGTTCTATAAGATCCCGGTCACTTCGAAGACGATCCTTTCCCATGCCGAGGTTCAACCGAACCTGGGCATCAAGCAGGCCGGGAAGTGGGATTTCACCCGCCTCCCGTTCGCGCCGAACGTCATCGGCGCCAAAGCATGCGGCGACAAGATGCGCGCCGACGTCAAAGCACGCCTCTAAATCCAACCTCCCAACATCGAAGGAACCACCATATGCGTTCGCTGATCATCGTATCGGCGGCGGCCTTTGTGCTGTCCGCTTGCACCACCACAGGCTCGATCGACACCACGATCAAGAACAACCTGCCGAAGACCTGCGCGCTGCTCGAGACGGCGCACGCCGCGTTCATCGCGGCCTCGGCCTCCGGCAATATCAAGGCATCCACTATCGCCAAGGAGAAGGCAGCCTACGACGGCGTGCGCGTCATCTGCGCCGATCCTGGCAGCGTCACCGCGGCCAACGCTCTTGTCGTCGTGGCGACCGCCTACACGACGGTTTCTCTCGCTCTAAGGGAGGCACAGTAAATGGGCGGCATCTCGAAAGCATTGGCCGCAGCAGCAGGTGGCGCTGGCGTCGGCACTGTCGGTATTCCCTTCATGCCGGAAGGCACGCCCTGGTATGGCTATCTGGCGCTCTATGCGCTGACGATCGGCTTGCCGGCGGTCCTGACCTATCTAGCGCCGAAGAACCAGCGGTAAGCATCCGGCCGGCTCTCAACCTCGGGAGCCGGCTTTCCCATCAAGTGCGGCATAGCAGACAAAACGAGGGGCATAATGGGGCAGGAGCATGGTCACATGGAACTCCCGAAGCGAGCGCAGAAGCTAGAGTGGAACCTCAACACGATCATCCAGTTGGTGACGCTGATCGGCATGTGCGCCGGCGGCGTGGCGATCTGGGTGAACAAGGGAAGGGACATCGAGGAGCTTCAGAATTGGAAGGCCGGGCACGAGCTCTTGCACAAGGAGCGCCTGGTCGAGGTCAAGGCGATCGAGGCGCGCAACGAGGAACGATTCCGCTCGCTCGAAAGCGAGGTCCGAAAGATCGACAACCTTTCCTACAGGCTGACGGTCACCGAGCAGACTTCTTCGTCTACGGCAGGCGCCATCAAAGACCTTCAGGGCTTGTTGAGCCAGCAGGCCGGGGATCTGAAGGTAATCAAGGAGATTCTTCAGCGCGTAGAGGGCGGACAGTTGCGGCGCTAGTTTCCCTACCAATCAGCCCCATGGTATTCGTAATGCTCCTGCACAGGAGGGGGCTATGTGGATTGCAAGACTTGCAAGAATTGCCGCGGTGCTTGTCCTAGTAACGGGGGCTTCCCAAGTTGCGATTGGTCTCCTAATCGCCACAGAAACCATCGGCCCACATGACGAGGCCATGGCTCGCTTCTTGCCGGGGAAAGCATCTACCGGGCAAGCTATAGATAGAGGGGCTCTCATTCTCCTGATCGGGCTCGCGTTGGGAACGCTCGCTGAAATCGCGCTGAAAAAGTGATGCAGACGAGATGAAAGCGACCACGCCGGCCACCATCGTGCTCAGAACCGCGCCGCTCACATGATGAAGGGCGGTTTTCACATTCCTTAGCCGATTGACAAGATTGCAGCTTTCAGTTGATTTCTCCTCGCAATTGAGGCGGAACCGTTATGCTGACCAGATACAGATTGATGATCATCCTTGCTGTTTCAGCGTTCGTGCCGTGGTCTTATTCGTACCTCGTAAGCAATGATCCCTGCACAACCGCACACTGTATGTGGATCTTGGGTTTCGGGTATTTGGCATTTGCTGCGGCGATTGGTCTTTTCGCTCTTTATCACGTCATGATTATTCTTGAGGGACTGTGGATGTCCTTTCTGCACCGCTTCGACAAATAGGCTTCCTCGCCCGTTCTTGCGTCCTACTGCCGCGCGCTTTCGGACCCAAGCTCTATGTATCGGCCCATCGACCACAGATAGGCGATGATCTCAAGCTTCAGCGGAGCGCGATCGCCGTATCGCTCCTCGATCCGTTTAAGCTCCTCGATTGCGGCATCCTGCTCGTCCAAATCTCCAATCACGTAGCTTTCGGGTCCGACAGCGCAGATGTCGCACCCGGCTTCGATCATGTCGACGACGAATGCGGGGATTTCGCTGGCCTTCATTTGACGGCGGGCGTTCTCGGTCATGTCAGGTCCTCCGTTGAGATCGGGAGAGGCTATGACGAGATCATGTGCGGCCGAAAGGCGCAAAAATGCTCCCTAGATTTCGAGGAAGCTCGAGCAATTTAGTCGTTGCGGAGGATGCTTCGACTCAACGTGAAGATCAAATTGCCCATTACGAACACCGCCAGAGCGAAGTACCACATGTACGTGGTACTCAACTCCGTCGCTCGATACTCGGGGTAAAAACCCTCTCGAAACAGCATTGTCGAGTGAACCAAGGGGTTCCAGAGAAGAATGTCGCGAAAGGGATGCGGGAGCAAATCCGGAAGATACATCACGCCGGAGAGGATCATCAACGGCCGCGTGATGATGTTGAAGATCTGTTCATAGAGGGGGAATTTAGGGGCGAGTGCCGAGTTTGCGAGGCCCATCCCCGCTGCAAGAACGGTCGTGGCCGCCACCGACTGCAGGATATACTGCCACTGAATGAACACCGGTTCTCGAAGAGTGAGGATTATGACGCTAAAAACTAGGACGCATACCAGGGTTGTCGTAAGCGTCTGGACGATGACGCGAGCAACAATCGTGTCGATGGGGGCGACGTTCGGGTAGCTCAGAAGCGTCTTGTTAGCGCGTACAGCCGATGTGAGGTATGCGACGCTGCCGGCGTAGAAGAAGAAGCTGAGATATCCTGTTGCGAAGAATTCGCTGAAACTCGTTCCAAGGGCAGGGTGGTGAGAAAGTCCGCCGACCACCAGCGTCATCATAACAATGTAAGAGGTGGGTTCGAGGATTGCCCATATGTAGCCGCCGGGCTTCCCGCCGTACCGCGTCGTCACCTCGCGGACAAGAAGGGCGCTTACAACTTGGATGTGAGTTCGCAGATACATGTGCACCTCGGTTCAACGGCGCACTTTCTACTGTCCCATGATCCGGAACTCAAGGATCAGGACGGAGCAAAGTTTTCACCACATTTCGGGATAGCACAAAATGAAGGCCTCGTCGTACGGAGACGGCGAGGCCAGAGGCGCTTATCGAAGAGACTTCACTGGGGACTTTGTGAAGCTCTGTGCCTGCCCGATCGTGCAAAGCGGGTTAGGACAAGGGGAAAACGCCGGCACACGAGAATGGTTCCTGCCTTCAAAAAAATGGCCCCAAAGAGCAACCATCGGGGCCGAAGCGTGTGCTGTGCCAAGTGAGCCCTCGCGGAGGGAAGGGATGCTCGGGCTCGTTCTAAGACTATCACATGCGGCGATTAGTTCCGAGCCTCTTGGAGAATCCTACAAATTGCGTGTCGAGCGAAAGCCTGATCTGATGCGGGCATGACCACGAAGCTTTCAGATTTAGGGCTGAGAAACCCAAAGCTGCTCGGCGAGCTCAAACGGCGGGGGTATGAGACCGCAGACGACATGAAGCTCGTGCCCACGACAGACGCGTTGCGGATGAAGGGAATGGGCGCAAAATCGTGGCAGAAAATCTGTGATGCTTTGGGCAGAGACCCGGCCCGGACGTAAGGCTCGAAAGCCATGACCGAGCCCTACCAGCCCCCGCTACCAGTGGCGCCGCACCGAACTAGACGCCAACGACCCGCCGACCGCCTTCGATTGGCTTGGTTTCGACGACGTCGGCTTGCCGTGCGCAATATTCCCGTTTTTCTTCCCGCACGCGAACACTGCGCTGGATTTAGAAGAGAAAGCCTCTAGCCGCCGCGATTTCTCTTCACGATCCGCAAAAAAGGCCAAACGCCAAGACGTTCTCGCGCATGTCACAACGACTTGGCAGCACGTAAGGTGCGTGTTTAAATCTGCACCGCGGCGCAATAGCCGCCTCGATTGAAGAGTAGCGTGGGCGACAAAATGCACGGCGAGTGGGTACGAAAATCAAGCGGAGGCGTCACCGCTATCTTCGTGCACGGATTTATGTCAAGCGGCGAAAAGTGTTGGAGAAATGAAAACGGCGTGTTCTGGCCAGATCTGCTTCGCGACGAACCGGGCATGTCTGCGATAGGCATTTATGTTTTTACATATCAAACTGGAATATTCAGCGGCAGTTACCGAGTGAGCGACATTGTCGACGCTCTATCCGAGCATATGGAGTTGGATGAAGTCTTCGATAGCACTCGCCTGATCTTTGTTTGCCACAGTATGGGCGGCATCGTTGTTAGGAAGTTCATCGTTGAGAAGGCTGTCGACCTAATTAAGTCTAATAAGAACGTCGACCTATTTTTGATAGCCTCGCCTTCGCTGGGCGCTCAATACGCTGATTGGCTTTCACCGATCGGTAAGTTTTTGGGAAACGCACAGGCAGACATATTGAGGTTTGTTCGCAATAATCAATGGCTCTCAGATTTAGATAAAGAATTTACAAATTTGAAGGAAAGTCAAAGCCTAAAAATTAGAGGCAGAGAATTAGTTGAAGATAAATTCCTTTACTTCAAAAAAATATTTGGCAAGCAACTTGTCGAGCCATTCTCGGGCACGAAGTATTTCGGTCGAGCGTTTAGGGTTGCCGGTTCGGATCATTTCTCAATAGCCAAGCCGGCTAACAAGATGGCGATGCAGCATCGAATCCTATGCCGGTGGATTTTGAATGTCGGCGTATCAGAGTCGAACCGGTCACTGCAGCCTGAGACGCCCACGCATACGAAAACTAGTTCCGAAGAGTCGGGCCTTCCTGACGCCAGTATGGCCGCCCCTAAAGCCCTCTCTCCAGCGTCCGCTGCAGAAATCTTGACGAAGATCGGCCTGGAGCAAGTCAAGGGGTTGGATGACGCTCTACTGATTTCCACGCTACACAGCATACCCGGGAATTTAAGCGAGGCCCCTTATCTCTTAATATTGCTCAAAAACACGTTGGAAAATTCTTCCTTAATCCCGGGTAGGAAGGCACGTGAGCTTTTGCAGCTTGCGAGGCGTTTAGACAAAGATTTCGCCCCTGCTGGAGCGGAAGAATGGCGCGAAGGGTATGAGCGAGTTAGGTTCATCATCGAGCCTATTCTGGAGAAACTTCCAACGCAGCGCGAGTGCTACAAAAAAATAGTAAGTACATCTCCCGGGATATATGTTCCGTTCCTCATTTCTCGATATGCGTCGAACCCCTGGAAGACTGACGATGAAGATCAGAATGCTTTTACTCGAAGACGTTTCATTCGAGAAAACATAGTAAATATCGTCTTTTATCATTCTTTGGGTAAAGAGTGCTTTTCGATTCTCGATCTAGAGGCTCGACAGTATACAGACGAGATTGAATTTGATCTTGAATCCAATATGGAGCTCATAGACGAAATTAAGAGCGCACTAGGTGCCGATTTTGTCGCTTGGTATCAGAGTTTCAGAGGCAAGCCCTACAATACCGAGATGCAGGCACTTGAAGAGCGGTGGCAACGGGAACGGGATCAGAAAAAAGAAGAATTGGAGAGGGTTCGAGGTGAATATTACGCCTACCATAGCAAGTATCGGGAGCCACCTACGCCGAAGCAATCTTTGCTCTTGATCAAGAAAATTGATGATATTTCAACTGCATTAGAAGACACAAAGGCTATGCCGTTTTTTTCGGAGTCAAATCGCCTTATAGATTTGGCAAAGCATCTGCTTAAACCGTATTTTCCAGACGCCGCTTTTCGTATGCATGAGGTGCAGCAAAACGGCCCTGGACCCTATGCTAGGAATGAGGTGCTGGACGGGCTTAAAGAAGTAAGACAAATTTTGGAAATTGAGGCAGCGAGAGGGGACGTATGAGGTCCGATACAACACTTCTGGCTAGGTTTAGGCCGGACGTGTTAGAATAGCGCCTTTCTATCCTACTGCTTCTTCAGTCCGCATCCAGATTCCATGCGGACCTTGAAGATGAATTCCGACAGCCACCACGCGCCACCCCTAGGCATTGGCCGTCTTCTATTCAGGGCGGTGCTCGAAACAGAACCAGTTTGGCGCCGCTTTCCCGCCGGCAAAGCCGACGCAATCCCCGGTGCGCTGAAGCGCGAGGGAGCCGTCTTCGCGGAGCCGCTGCTCGTCGCCGAGGTAGAATACCGAGCGTGGACACAGGACGGGAAGCTGCGGCATCCGTCGTTTAAGGGGATAGGGAAGCCGGGGGACAATTCAACGGTTTCACCCTTCTTCGAAATGACCGTCAGGGGGCGGAGGAACGATAAGCGAACGCTGAATAGATCAGGAGTGTGACCGATATCAGCATGAACAAATGGGCATTCTTCCAAACCATGTCTCTGAAGAACCGCTGGTCAGCGATGTCTGGGTACGTTGGCACGCTGTCGCTGAGATAAACACTTGTGACGGCGCAACCGATGAATGCGAGAAGGAAGACCACCGTCAATGCGGCGAGTACTGGCCGCCAGATGTGCTTTCGCAGCCAAAACAAAAGTACCCCACAGGGCGCACCGACGAAAGCCGCGATTCTCAAGTTCTGCGCCGCCCAACCATCATGGCCTAACCAGGTGCCCTCGATCGGTTGATAAAACATCGTTATGGAGATTGCGACCCCTGCTACAACGGCAAATATGTCCTCGGCTTCCTTCATGGGTTCACGTTCGAAGCCGGAACCCAAATGGGTACGTCAAATGACGCGACTTGCTTGTCGTCTGAGGACAGCACTCGGTATCGAAGGAATCTCTGAACAGCTTTCTCGGGAATGGGGAGCGTATATTCAATGACGCCACCATCGACAAATTCTCCGCCCTGAGCGTTTCCGGAGCCTGAGGCCAAGTATTCAGTAGATCCGATGTCTTCGGACGCCCGAATTTCAAAGCCCTTAGAGTAATACTCTGGCTGGTCCTTGTATGCAGAGGTAATCGTTATTTTGATTGACGTTTTATAGACCTTCTCCTCGCGGTTCACGTCAATGCTGAGAGCGTAGAATATCCTGGATAGGGTTCGCTGGAATTCTTCGTAGACAGATGATCCAAATCGCTCGGCTTCAATCCGTATGTCGCGAGGTTCCGAAGGAACGGGTTGGGTGTCCACAATGTAAAGGCTGCGACAGTCTCCGACTTCGCTCGATATTGAGCCCGCGTCGGTAGCATGGGGAATGAAGGGGGCTTTCGTCCATTTCCAGGATGCCCCGTACCTCAGGCAGCCCTTATGATTGTCCAGGACCTGCCGAGTGTCGAAGGGCCGCGGGGCGGTCACAGCGCAGCCTTTCAGTACCACCGTTTCCGGCCCTGGAATTACCCAGTTAACCTCCATGTCCTTGTCGCTCGTGTTTTGCACACAAGTGACGAACATTTCGTCCCGGCCATCCTTGTAGACGCGGCTGGTCGTTTTGAATTGGTAATTGGCGTCACCGTGGGGGTTCGGTGCTTTGCCCGGGCAAACTCTCAATGCACAATTGGGTTCCTGCGCCCCGGCAGCGGCTGACACCATACAAAGTGAAGTGATCAGAAGCGCCCTTAACGTCGACATGGTCGATGTCCCTCTGCAGAGCAGTGCAACTCGTTCAGGGTAACATTAGTGATTGCAGATGCAAGAGAGTTCGACCGTCCAGAAAAACCTTCAGCGGCCTGGTAATGTCGGCAGCGTTCAAGAGGGCGTCTCTGACTTCGATTAGGATAAGTTACGAGCGCGTGCCGCAGCAACTTGCAAAGCGATTACGACGTCCCTTGCGCGCCTGCCGCCCGCAATGCCCGTCTACCCGCGCATCTCGCGGATGGTCGCATCGGCGCGATCAAGCAGCCGTCTCTTTTCGAACTCGGTCAAATGGTCGATCTGGTTCGCAGCCCAGACGAGTTCGGAGATGAATGCGGTGGTCAGGGACATGCAGAGGCTCACTTGTCGTTCAGTGCTTCCCATGCGTCATACCCAGCCTGGGTTAGGATGTAGAAGCCTATCCGGTCTGGAAACTTGTTGCTCGGTTTCGTTTCGATGAAGCCACGGGCTTTAAGCCGCTCCTCGGTATCCGGGCCGCAGTTCTTGATTTGCCTCCAATCGACGAGGATATCCGGCCCAAAAGCCGACAATTGGCCAAGGGCAAGCTTTTCTCTTTTCCCAAGTGGCTGACCAGGTATCGAAGCCGCCCATCTTTCATGGGCGTCCTGCAAAAGCCGCGTCATGTCGTCCTGCCCCATAGTCTTGGGGTCGAAACCCAGACGATCATGCCATTCGCGCATCGGGTGGGCTGGATCGTCGATGATCGAGTATCCGCCGGGTCCCTTCCTTGGCTCTTCCGTAAACAGGTCGCGCACCTGACGCGAAGATGGCTGAACGCTGGCTTCGAGTGGACGAGCGTCAGAGTTCGGATCGAGCGACAGCAACCATTCGTCGAGGCGCTGCCTGAGGTAGCGATTTCCCCAGGCCGAGCCCGTGAACTCAATTGGCTTAACCGGACAAAGCTTCTTGAACAGATCAGTGGAAAGCCCGCAATAAGCCGCCGCCGTCTTCTGGTTCAGGGCGGCCGGCCAGTAGGGTAGGCGGTCTTCAGCGGTCAA